TCAAAGAACTGTGTAAAGCTGGTTTCAATAACCTCGCTGAACTCCGCACCAAGATCACGGGCAATTAGCCGTACCGTATCCTTGATACTGACCACGATCTCAAGCAGGGCAATCCTGAACTCCTCGGCAATGTCCTCACTGATCTGCCTGAGTTCCTGACCACCAAACAACGCCTTTTCGCGTGACTGTGTTGCGGTTATCTGCCCCGATACACCAGTCGGCCCAAGTGTTATCTGTCGCCGTGTGCTCTCGGCTATTGTCTCAAATGCGGTTCCGAATATCTTGCCACCCGTCAGGTCATCGAGCTGCAAAGCAATCTGAGCCAGGTCGCCCGCAATGGTGCCCTCAAAGGTAGATGCCAGTTTTGCAATAGCCTTAGCACTTGAATCACCGGAATCAGTCAGGCGCTTAAATTCATTGATCAGCCCAAGGCTGCCGGATATAAAGGTTAGCGGCTCATCTTTAAACGCCTTGGCCAGTTGTTTGAAGCCCGCCTTGATGCCGTTCTCAACCGCGTTCTCAATAGCGTCAGCCAGCAGCGCTTGGAATGAGTTGATACCCTGACCGGAGAATGTTGAGGATTGACCAAGACCAAACACGGTGTTTTCAGCCGCAAGCTGCCGCTGCACATTTAACACCCGCTCCAATTCCTCGGCTGTCGCCATGATGCCTTGCCGCTCAAGATCGCGCTGGATTATGGCCCGCTGCCGTTGGTCGAAAGTCTTACCAAGCAGCGATTCCTCAAACGCCAGATTATCTAAGAACTCTTGATGAACATCTGTGAAGTCAATCAGTGACCTAATGTTCTCAGAATATTCATCCCTGTTCCGTTCCAGTTGCTCGGTCAACTGTTCATAAGGCTCACCAAGTTTCTTAGCCGCCTCAATAGCCGCCAGTATTTTTTCCCGCTGCTCTTTGAACTGATCCGCAAACCGCTCCATTGGGGTTCGCAGACTGCGGATAATAGCCAGTCCATCGGCGTGGGCATCGTTAAGTGCTTTCTGTGCCCGCTCAAGTTCTTCCTTGCGCTTTTTAGCGGCTGCCTCAGCGTCTTCCAGCTTGCGAAGTTCAGAAGCAAGCTTTTTGATTGATTCCCTTTGTTCAATAGTTAAATTGATATTTTTGGCAAATGCATCGGCTTGGTCTGCCAGCGATGGAGCTACGTTTTTGATTTCATCTATTGCGCCAGCCAACTGTATAGACAGGCTTCTATAGGATTGCTCTAGCGCCGTGAGTGGTGCATCACCCTCAGTCTGCGCCTTCATCGCCCTAAGTAGTGAGCCAATCTTTTCAATCCTTTCCTGTTGGTCTGATTGCAGACCTGCCAGCCTGCTTTGTAGCGCCTCAAGGTTTTTGATTTCCTGATCAAACAGATTATTAATATTAAAACTTTCAAGCTTGGCAATACTTTCCTGTGTCTGCCGGATTGTTTTTTCAGTTTGAATAAACTCGTTTCTCAACTGCTCAATTTTAGTCTGTTTTTCGAGCGCGGTTGACAGCCTTATAAACGCATCGGTGACCTCGGAAATGGATTCCTTTAGCGCCTGAGCGTGGCGCTCGGCTTCATTAAAGTGGGAAATTATCTTGACCATTGCAACAATGGCACCGGTGATTCCGATAGTGCCAAGGCTAACACCACCGCCCAACTTTTTGAAAGCCGCACCCGCCGCCGCCGCCCGCGCATCCAGCGCCAGCATCCTTTTTGCTGCCAGTGCTGAAATCCCCTCCATTCCAGCCAGTGCCACTTGAACCTGAACCATGGCCTTAGCCGCCTTCAGGCTGGACTGTGCCGCCTTAATCACGCCAGCGCCATAAGCGGTAATACCGGCGACAGCCTTACCAAGTAACACGGTGCCCAATATCTTGAGCGCGGTAATAATCTTGTCTATGTTTTCCCTGAGCGCATTAAGCGCGGGAATCAAGACCTTTAAGATTGCATCACCAAGGTCTATCGCGATAACCTGGGCCAGCGCCTTGAATTGCGCTAACCGCTGGGCTGATGTTCGGGCTACTTTGTCAAAGGCTATTTCAGTTTGCCCGGCAGCGTCGGCCATGTCGCCAAGGATCATACTGAAATCTTCCGCGCCTTCACCGGTTAGCGTCAGCGCAGCATTAAGACCCTCAACCCGGCCAAACAGTTTTGCCAGGATCGCAACATCGCCCTGGGCCGCCTCGCCAATTTCCCGCAGGAACTTCTCAAGTCCTTTTGACTGGATGGCCGTGGTACTAAAATCAATACCCAACTGACGAGCGGCATCTGATGACTCTTTAGACCCTTTAGCAACCGCGTTAAGGATGCCCCGCAAACCGGTCACAGCTTCGGCAGTCCTCAAGCCACCCAATGTCAGGGCCGAGGTACCCGCTATCAGCTCATCAAGACTCACGCCCAAATTAGAGGCAATCGGCGCAACCTGGCCAAGTGAATTAGACAGTTCTTCAATCGTGGTCTTACCCGCCCGCATCCCGACAAAGAACTTATCAGAGACTTCCTGAGCATCAGCCACCTTTGAGCCGTAAGCGTTCAGGATAGAGGTCAGGCCATCAGCGGCAGTCTTGACATCAGTCAGGCCGCCAACGGCCAGCTTATTGGCTTGGGTTAAAACCTTGACCGCTTGCGCTGAACTGCTGGCACCTGCTGAAATAATCTGATACAAGGCTTTAGCTTGTTCTGTCGGTGCCTTGCCAAATTGCTTAGCCGCCTCTTTGACAGAATCAGCCAGCGCATCCACCCCGGCGGTATCTGACAAGAGGGTGGATACCTCGGCCATTGATTTCTCGAAATCAACCGCCTGCTTAACAGTCCCCGCAAAGGCCAGGCCCACGCCCGAAATACTACCAGCCATTAGCAGACCAGACCGGGCGATTTCCCTACCCATCCGCTTAAACCGGCGCTGTATTTGTTTCGTCCTGCGCTGTGCAATGCGATTTGCCCGGCCTAAATCAGACGTAAAGCCAGCTATGTTCGCACTGAGTTCAATTGCAAGATTGGCAATGGCCATTTATTTGGTCCTTAACGAAAAATAACCCCCGCGCAAGCGGGGGCATTTGGGGACTTGTGTCATTTCTTCACGCGCTTATCAAGGAAGGAAATCAGCTCACCCTTATCAAACTCATCTGACTGCACTTTTGGCCTCAACAGGTAATCATCCAGCTTGAGAGAGTTGGGGTTCTTTGAGTGCTGCCGCTGGTAAAAGAACGCCAGTTGAGCAAGTTGGTACTCAGACCGGCTATCCCATAGCGGATCAATGGCATACATCGCCCTTTGATATAGCAGCTCGGTGGCTGTAAGAGGGGTACCACGGCCATGGAGCAATTCGCCTACCGTCATGTTCAGGCGGTTTGCTTTTTCCATTAAGAACCGCAGCCGTGGTGCCCGTCTTAGTTTCCCTCCGCTTCCTTCTCCGAATCCTCAAGCATGCCGTTTAGCTCACGGCACAGCTTGAACACATCATCCAAGTCAGGGCTTGGTATATTGTTGTCAAGGTCATCCTTGGTCATCAGCGGTTTACCCCCTGAATCACAAAGACATCTAGCAACAAGGTCAGACCGTATACCCTTCATTTTGGTCATGTCAATCTGGCCATCCTTGCCCATCATTTTGAATTGCCAATCCTCGGACTCACAAGCAGGAAGCTGGCGAATGTAGACGGGTTCGCCGCCCCATTCACGTTTTTCAATAGAGCATTTAAAACGCTCTAATAGTTTGGTTTTAGTTGTCATTTCTTCACCTTCTTAGCTATTAGGTAATCGTAGGATCACCGGAGATACGAAGTACCACGCCAGCCCGTACCACTTCATCACCCGACCAATCGAGCGGGATGCTCTGGACGTAGGCATTAAAGTTATACGTCTTTTGAGGTGAGCCAGTGTCAACAATGTTGAAGTTCTTGGTCACCTGTGGCGTAGCATCATAAGCGGTCCTGAGTGCCGCGTGTTGCGTTTCGCGCTCATCCCATACGATATCCAAATTTAACGAGCCGTTGTCCTTCAAGCCCATCTGGAACTCTTTGGCCGTTGAATCCAGGCTGGTTGTGTCGATCTCGGTACGACCGCCCGAGCCAAAGCCAGTGATGTTCGTGATTTTCGGAATGAGCGTAAACACGTTAGGCGATGCCTCGTCATTCAGTTGCAGTTCCGTTCCCTGTGTTTCAATAAAAGCCATTGTCAAGTCCTCTAAACAAAAAGGCCCGCCTGTAGACGGGCAATAAAAACCCCGCCGAAGCGGGGCCGGTGAAGGTCGTAAGTGACCCTTATGGTGTAATGCGTGACCAGTCGAGAATCACGCGATGTTCATTTACCTCATCATCATAATCATCAGACCGCAGTTGAATATAACCATATCCATCAACCGCCGCCTCAACAGCATCAGCCAAATCCTGAACCGTCTTGTATGAATTGTCCCAGCAATTTATCTGCACCCTGTTGGCCACATGGCTGGACCCGCCATCAAGGATATTTTCATAAACCCCGATAACCAATGAATAGACTATCAGCGGCAGGTCAGCATTAACCGGCGCGGGAAAGGGGTAGACCCTTGTCCCTATCAGCGCAGTAACCCCGGGGTCAGCCTTGAGCCTGGCAACTAAGTCAGTTTGGGCGCTCACGTAACCCCCCGGCTGAGTTTCTTTTCAATCAATATGATTTTGCGTTTTAGCGTCAGGGTGAAAACGTCAAGCGCCTGCCGGGACTTCAGCGCAAAAGCCTTCCTCATAAATGGCTGTGCCGCCTGTTTCCGTGTGCCAAATTCCACAAAATGCCAATAATAGGCACCCCGCTCATCATCCCGTTTCTTACCCTTGCGCGGTCTGACAAAGAACGCCTCGGTAGCTGGTATTTGTTCCGGTTTTCTAACCCGCTCTTTACCGATTGCCCGTTCCAGCCTGCCGGTATCCTTGGGCGCTTGCTGCTCGGCTTCTTCCTCAACCACCTTAGCGGCTTGGAATAGTGCTTGCCTGAGCGGGCCGCCGTTCTTACTGACTATTTTCTTTCCCTCAACATCATCAGCCAGCGCCTTTAGCTTGCGCTCCAACTCACGTAACTGGCTATCAAGCGGGATTGTCTTAACTGCCATCAGTGACCCTCGTCTTACAAATCCAGACTATCTCCCGGTTTAATCCGTCTTGATTGTAAAAGCCTTCAATGTCGTAATTGTTCCCAAGGATCACAATGCGCCAGCCGTTATCAACGGTCATCACATCCGGGTCATAGCGTGTCTGGATTACGGCAGCTACCTCAGTCCGGTCCTGTGCGGCCCTAAAGAACTCGCGAGAACCCCGGGTAAACAAGCCAGCCCGCCGCGTATATTGGGTAGTCCACACCTGGGCATTAGGCTCACCAAATTCATTTGTTTCAGGTGAGCCGGATACCTTCTGCTGAAACAGCGCCTCATGGCGGTACTTGGATGAGCCGCGCATTAACCGCTCATCACTCTATAGGGGCTAATCAGGCTCATAAACCGCTCATTATTTTGCAGTCTGAGTTGTGACTGTGCTTCCCGGTTTTCATACAGATCAGAAACCACCAGCTTAATCGCCGCTCTAAGGCTCCAAGGTACGTCCAGAACCTCGGGAGAATCCAGCTTGATGTATCCAGTCCGGTAGGTGATTTGAACCGCGTCATGGCGGTTTGCCGTGGCCGGCAATGTAACGCCAGGCACCAGTAACAGCCTGTGGCCGGGCCGGTCCAGCCGGTAGTTTGCAGCCGCCCAGTTGGTCAGGACTTCAGGGCTGTCCGTGTTGTAATAATCCACACTGGTAATATCAACTACAGGCGGTTTTGGTAGCACGACCTCAGCGCAGAACGCGGGTAAGTTCAGCGTCCACGTTTTCTCGATAATTGAGCGCCCCGTCAAGTCCTCAATATGCTGCCGCGCTTCCCTGATCTGGTCCTCAATCTTGTCATCTTCCTCATCAGTCGACTTGTTTAGATGAAGCTTAACCTCATCCAGTCTGACTGGTTCGTGTTTCTCTGCACTGATTTCTGTCAGTTGTAAGCTGTTGCCGTATGTCATCCAAAAGTTCCCATGCAGTGCCGTTTCTAACCTCAGTAATATGAAATTGCCGATAGCTTAATTCATGTAGCCATTCGCTCCGGTCTGGCCGGCGCAGACTTTCCCAATCAGACGCAACTGAGCCTATATCACCAATCGTGGCCAGGCCATTGAACACAGCCTCATATAAAACCGTGGAGCGTGTACCAATAGCCACATCGCACAATTCCCAAACCGAATCCAGCGGGCCGGATAACTCCATCAGCTTGGACTGCCGTATATCTTGCGGGTGATGTCTGCAATAGACCCGATCAAACACGCTCCGAGCCTTTTTGACCAGATTGCTTATATCCTCTCTAAAGCCAGCAAATACACAGGCCGAGCCTCGGTATTCCTTCCACCGCTTTAACAGCGGGAGCGGCCTTCTGTGAGGCCCATTTGCAAAGATTCTGCCGCCATCTGCCTGAAGCCAGCCAATTGATACACAATCTGGATCACCCCAATAGGCCCGGTCAATCATCAAAACATTAGGCTTGCCCAGCCAGTGTTTATAGCAATAATGCGGCCCGTTGATAATATGAATGTCACCGGCCAGCGTTCGGCTGTTGGTGATCACCGCATCCGGTAGCGATTCCTTAAACGCCTGCGCCCATCTGCCCTGATGGGCTAGGCTTGGGTTCGCGTGTATAACAATTTTACCCATTCGTCGGCCACCTCATCCGGGTCAGGTTTGCCATGGAATACAACCACCCGACAGCCAGCAGGCGGCCCATCACGGCAGTGGTATTTGTAAGACTTGACCAGCGCCGGGTCCAGTTGCCGGACGTTTAACTGGTCGTTATCCCGTAAATGGGTAATCCATTCCTGATCGCCCCAAAACTGGCGCGGATTGTTTTCAGGTGGCCATATAGCATGACGCGGTTCAAATTCATTCCAGATAATTTCGCACTCACCGCCACCCCATACCATAACACTGGACTGACAGCCACCATGGCCAGACTGCGCCCAATTCCAAGGGCAAGCCAGTGTCCCGTTTGCCAGGCCAGCAATAGGGTCAAGTGATCCGGTTATTACTACATCCAGATCAAGCCATAAATTAAAATTATCATCAATGCCGCTAAACAATCCTATTTTTTGCCACCATCCGGGATAGTCACACGGCGGCCTGACTGTCTGGATTCCGGGTAAATCTTGCTCTGTGATACATTTGAAATGGTGCGGCTCTGACAGATTCCGCGCTACCATATCCCGCAGAATGTAAACCGCTTCGGGTTTGTACTTGTCACCCCACAAGATAGACCAGACGGTTAACATCTTCTTATGGTCGATTGATCCGGCATAATGAACGGTTTGTCATTCAGCTTGAGCAGCCTGGCTTGCAATACTGTTTTAGGGCTGGGGCTATCCTCGCCAATCTTCTCAATTTTGTATCCGTTTAATTCAGCAAACTGCGCATAAAATTCTCGGGTAGGATAAAACATACCATGTCCCGGCCAATTGCCAGGGTAGGGACAGTGCGACACAACCCAGCCGCCCGGTTTTGTCATATTGTGAATGTTCTCCCATACCATGGCCTGATTCGTGACATGCTCGGTTGTGCCAATATTAGTCACCATATCGAACTGACCGAACTCAGACCATAGCGGTTTCCGCAAATCTCGCTTAATGGCCCCGTGTTTGCCTCCCCAATCTATTGAAGTATGCTCAAGACCTATTGATTCAAAGTAATCCTTATAGGTTATTCCAATAGAAACGGTTTTCTTTTGCCCAAGTTCAAGCATGGTTTTGACCCCCCCCATGGGCTGGTAATATTTCCAAACGAAATCAGGAACCGGATTCAACATTCCAACAGCCTGAGAAATACCCCTTGATGCTTACCCGGATTCGGCTTTCTGATCTGTACGTTTTCAATCGGTATCAGGTTCATAAAGTCCCACATTCGGGAATCCCAGGTAATAGCCAGATACTTACTCCCTGAATCCATCAGGTTATTCCAAGCCAGTTCTGCTTCAGCCTCCGGGAAGTGGTTTAGCACCCAAATACAAAGCAATAAATCAGCCTTCGGAGCTTTCTGCTGGGTAATATCAAATTGTTTTACTGACGGATGCCTGGGCACCAGATCATAGCCTTGGTACTCAACATCCCAATCAATCAGCGGCAGCCAGTTCAGGTCGCCAGCTCCAATGTCATTAACGGTCCTGATCTTGTAATCCTCTACCCACTGAGCCAGGAACCGGCGCTGTACAACCGTTTGATTGACGCGGCTGCCATAGCCACACTCAGTCTCAGGCAGGCCACCGGTCCAGCCTTTAGTGTACTTGGCTTGGTTCCTGATCAGATCCGTGTTTTTCATATGACTCAAGCGTATATTTGTTTAATACGTCCTGCGACTCCTGCGGGTGGTTACTATACCACGGCACCCCGCGCCGCCAGCAGTCCTCGACAAAATGAAGATTAGTAAAGTGTAAAAGCTTGGCCCCGGGCCGCCACGTATCTTCAACATTCCATTCTGGCGGAATAGTTGGGTTAATCCGCGCCTGAATCTGTGCCCGTAGTTGGCTTTTATTAAATTCATCGAAAGTAGTTATAGGTGGCGGTTTCAGTGTGCAATCAATCACTGCAACCTCATCGCTTCCATCCTGCATAACTGTCCATTTTTCAGGCGTGTAATATTCGGCCAGTTCTGCAATATCAGCCAGCACCAGCATATCTGCATCCAGATATATCGCCATTCCTTTATGGTTGCACAGTTCTGGCACCGCATAGCGCAGATTAGAAAAACCAGTACAGCCAGAATCAGATAAGCCTAAATATTCAGACCGCATAAAGATCACCTCTACCGAAATACTGGCGTGCTTGCGGATGCTGTATCCAAGTATGGCTTCATGCTCATCCCAGCGGGGGCTTGAGCCAACAAATACTTTCAGCATAACGCCTGCCTTAATTCCATAATAGGAAACCATCGCATCGCTGAATCAGGCGTGCAGTTGATGATCGGGGGCAATTCACCGCGTGCCACCTGATCCGCGATGTTCTTATAATCGTACAACAGGCCGGTTTTGTTTGGCTTGTCGAATAGTGACCATTTGCGAAGCGCTTCCGGGTATTCTCCGTCTATATCTGACAGCCCCTTGAAATAATGCCGTGGCTCGTTTTTCCGGTAAGTCATATCGTAGCCGACCAACAAAACAGGATTGCACCGATATGTTACAGCAGCCAAATTAAGCGCCTGCCAGCCTGACGAGTGACCAAAGCTGATAACGCCAGGGTCCAGGCTTAAACCGGGCAGCCATTCCCCCGGGATATGTTGATATCCATAATCAGCGCAAATATCAACATCCCAATGCCATTGATCCGCATCAATCTCAATCTTGCCATAATGGCGGTTCCATTTTGGATCACAAGCAATCCAGACATCCAGATCAAAATCCAAATATGTTGAATTTATCCCAAATAATCTAACTTTGTCCCGTGCCCTAAGATCGCGTAGGTCATCGGCAACCGCCGCCAAGCTAGGCCCGGTGCCAATCACCACCCCGGGGTACCCTGTAAAGTCCTTCACCTTTCACCCTTGCCCATGTGTTATCAGGGCCGATTATGTAGCCGGGCAGCATTTCGTTTACGGCCTCAGCCACCTCCGGCCAGTTTATGTCGTGGCCGATCATCCACCCGTCAGCCTTTAGTTTTTTATACCACTTGATAATATCGCATTTAACCGCGCTCGTAGAATGATCCGCGTCAACAAATACAAAATCAAGCCAACCGTCTGAGACATCATCAGCGGCCTTAACGGTCCAGTCCTTGATGATTATCGAGCGGGAGCCGTATTCGTGCGCCTGCGCCCGTACAGCAAGCTCACAGTCATCATGGTCACCGGTCTGATACTTTTGCGGCCCCGGGTTGTCTGGTTGCTCTCCCCACAAGTCAACGCCAATCATCGTGAGGCCAGGGCAGTGCTTTAACAGGTAAAGGAATGTAGCGCCCTTCCTTACTCCCAATTCCGCGCCACTGGTCCAACCGTTAACCTTGACCAGATGCGCCAGCCACTCACGGCGATGGCCGAACTGGTGGCCGGTCTGCGGCTTGGCTTTCGGGTGTCTGCGGGGCTGGTCAGACATCATCAATAGTAGACCGGGGGAACATATCAAGGGCAGTCTCCCGGCTGCAATTGACAATGTTTATCCCGTACTGCCCCGGGTTAATCGTGCGATAGTTCGATACAAACCTTTTAGGATCGCCGCCGTTCCGTATCTCTGGCGGGTGGTCCCCGAAAAAGTGCGCCCGATTGTCAGTCAACTGCATATCATAGCCCAATAACCAGATATCAGTTGCGCCCAAATGGAAGGCAAGGCCAACCGCTTGATAGCCGCTATTTGATCCACCGTGGATTAGGCCGGGGTCTGTGGAAAGCCCCGGAGCGCCAACATTTATATCCAGCACGTTCAACCCGTATTCTTTCGGGTCAAAGTCCTTTTTTTTATCCTGTGTTTTCCAGCCGGTGCCCTGGGTCCAGCAGCGGCCATAGAAATCACGATCCACCTCATCTATCCAGTGGTGCCACCACTTTGAATCACAGGCGTACAGATGATCGGCTGTCGGCAGATACCGCCAGGCATCATTAACAACTATCGTTTGGTGGCTTTTTTCTTGCGCCGTTTTGCAGTCTTTTTGCGTGAGGCTCGGGCCGGACGCGATGACTGTGATTGTTTTTTGGTTTTTTTTTCAGCGGGTGGCAGCACCTTAGTCTCATACGGTGCGACAACACCAGCATCCCGCAAGTGATCCGCTTGCGCCCGGGTCACTGTCGCAACCTGGCCGGGGACGTAAGTCTTACCCCACGCGATACACTTACCGGTGAATGTAACTGTGATTGAGTCTGTCATTCTAACTCCCAAAAAAAGCGGGGCCGAAGCCCCGCCCTATTCTCAAGGTTATACCGTGAACGTGCCTTTGATAAAGGCTTGAGTCCGGTAAACGCAAAGCGCCAGCCGTTCTTCAGCCAGAATCGTGACCATGTTCTTCACGAAGTTATCACTGTTCTCACGCGATACCTCAATGGTCATGGATTCACGGTCATGCAGGGCCGCGCCCATGCGGAACGAACCAACCAGAAAATCACCGCTGGTCATGGAGTTGGTTGCCACAACTGGCAGACCCCATAGCCGTGGCTGTAATACACCAGCCGGGTTGCCCATCAGATACCGGTCATCGGTACCCGCGTTCACCTTCAGCGTTTCCATGTTCGCCCAATCATCATGATGCAAAACAATTGCATCCGGCACGTACTCAGATGACTGTGCTTGCAGGATTGCGTCACGGATTTGATCCATCTTGGTCGTAATCGCAAACTGCTCCGGTGAATCATGCGCATACGCTGTCGCTTGCGTGGTCAATCCGTTCAGGTTGCCGTTAGAGCCTGATCCGTTCAAGACCTGGGTTTCTTCCTCAAGCTTCAGGCCATAACCTAAACGTGAGTTAATGTATCCTTGCAGCATTGGGGAATCAGCCAGAACCTGCTTTGATGCCGGAATCCAGTGAGCCAGTGTTTGCACCGCTTCGCTGGCCAGCGTGAAAGTAATTCCACTCTCCGGCTTGGTCACGTTTTCAAACGCTTCCGGTGAGCCGCCCACCTGTGGCCCAGCATTATCGGTAAACACGTTCTCACGCGCAAATTCAACCAGATTGCTTGAGGTCGGAATCCTCGGGATCAAATCCACTACCCGAAGGATACGGTCAGGGTCTTTGAAGATTCCCTGAATCCGATCAGCGGCAACTAGCGGCTGGCTGGCACCCGTGGCATTGATAATCGCCGTCTTGACTTCGAGCGATGCAGTGCGCGTTTTGCCTTCCTGCATATTATTCCAGGAATCAGATTTTACAAACTGCTCCCCAGCCGTTTCGGGCGTTGGGTTGTCATCTGATCCG